TCAATGTGCTGGTGCGAGCATCTCCAGGTTTCTTTCCTGTTTGATCTTGTGGTTTTGATCATGGTCGGCTTGCCGGGATTGTTCCAATTCAATGGCAAAAAGCTCGGCGGCGTGACGGCCCAGCTGCGTTCTGTCGTCTTCGATGACGGCAGCTATCCGCCGAAACAATTCGGACTCGAAGCCGCCCGCGCTGTTCGAGACATTCGGCCGCGCAAGCCTTGCACCGCCATCCAATCTAATTGCCGAAACGTAGAACTCATCCTCGTAATCGGCACCTGCCAATGTCAATTCAGCGCGCCCATATAATAACAATCCGGTTTCCCAACGATCGCATAGGCGGATGCTGAGCTCATCAAACGAATATTCGCACGAAAATTCCCGAGCGTGCACCGTCATTCTCCCGCTTTTGCGAGCGACGATATCTCGGCAATACCGATTCTCCTCAAGGTATCTATCGGTGCAAACATGAACGCATTCGGCTTTCTCGGCATGAATGACACTCTCCTTCGACGGCCTTGCGGCCTTTTCAATCGTTGCGCCTGGTGCGTCCGGTTTCGCTGACTTCGGGCGAGATCCTACGCTTGCGCTCATTCCATTCAGGACCGATGGCTCCTATCGATGAAATTGCCATTCAACACGATATATGTCAACATTATTTGTGTTTATATGCATGATTTGAACATCGAAGGTGTTTGGGGCCTATATTTCCTTTTTATTTGCGGGCAATGTGGCCGCAGATTCTGCCGATAATGGTCAGTCGATCCAGCTCGACGGTGAAGGTCTCCAGGGCTGGATTGTCGGAAATGATCTTGACCTGGCCCGGATGGGTGAAGGGAACTCGCTGCAGGCGCTTGATCTGCGGTTCCGTGTAACCGTCGCTGATCGCGTAGACGGTATCAGTGGTCATTTGATTCTGTGAGAGATCGACGATGACGCGATCGCCCGGCATGTAGGTGGGCTGCATGGAATCGCCGACGACTTCCATGATGATCGTGTGGTTCGGCGAAGCCTTTGCCTCGTTTCGTAGATAGCCGGTGGGGATAAGCCATTCCGCGACGATCTTATGCCCGGCGACATTGCCTGAGCCGACGGGGAGGTTGATGACTTCGCCGACAATGCCGCTACCGGCGCCGAGCTTGACGTCCACCTCGGGCGTTGCACCTTCTATATGCGGCTTCCAGTGCTCGCGGCTGTAGCTGAGTTCGTCGTCACTCTCGGCAAATCCGTCCTGATCCTGCTCGTCCGGGTCGAATGACATGACGATGTTCGGCGACGGACGGGCGGCTTGGCGCAGGCCTTCGCCAGTCAGCAGATAGGCCGCCGTCGTGCCGAATTTCTTCGCATAGCGATTGGCGACTTCGGCGCTGAATTCGTTCTGGCCGTTTTCATGCGCGCGATAGGTGGACAGGCTCACGCCCAGCGCTTCTGCCGCCTTTGTGGCTGATGGATAATTTGCGGCTTCGCGCGCCGCTCTCAGTCGTTCGCCCATGGATTTCTGCATCTTTTGACCCTTGCAAAATTTCCAACATAAATCATGTTGACATTGCGATTATTATCAACATAATTTGTGTTTATCAAGATGCCGACTGCGGAAAGCGCTTTTTGGCAGGTGAGCGGTCTGACGCGGTACGCGACAGACAATGTTTTGGAGGTGAAGTCATGGTCATAGGCAGCGGGAGCAGGAGGGCAGCGTCGCGGGCTGGATATTTCGACCGCTTCTGGGGGTGCCCAGGATGCTTCCGAATTCTGTCGATCGCGGAAATCATTGAGCTGCATTGTGAGAGTTGTGCTGTAGCCGTCGAGCCTGCGGAAATGGCTGAGGCAAAGCCTTTATCCGAGGCAGCTGACCAGGAGATGCTGCCATGATCGAGATGCTTCAGGGCCTTCTTGCTTGCATCGGCGCGGCGTTGTTTTTCGCCGCTATGCTGATCGCAATAAAGTCCGTCATTTGGAAATCGCCAATACCATCCCCTGAGGATGGGGACTTCGGTGCTCCGGAGGGAGACCAAATTCATTTCCGCATTGTCGAAGCGCCCACGCTTGAGCCCAGAGACCCGGCACGGCCGACGAAGCAGCTCAGGCCGTAGGCGGGCACCGGAACGTTACAACTCAATCGGAAACTCTAGAAATAGACCCGGCCAAGCGAGCCGGGGGAGGTTGTTATGAACGAATTTCAAATCGGAACAGAAGCCGTTGCCGGCGGTCATCTCGGCTGGATTCGCAAGGTTCACCGGGCGACAAACGAGATCCTCCGCGATTGTCGAGGTGAACCGATTGTCTTTGCGACGCAGGATGCTGCGAAGGCTGCGGCGGGCGAGGCGATGGTCGCCTATCTCAATACGCCCATGCTGCGCGACGGAGCGCGGGTCGAAGCCCTTTCCAAGGCTGAGGCCTTCTTCAAGCCCAAATCGGCCAAAATCGCCGGTGCGGCCGAAGGCGTCATGTGATCTCACAGGAATGGAAGAGGCATGAAATTCACCAGCGAAAGGAGTTAAACTGTCATGACCAAAGGCAGGCTAGACCTTCTTCTCGATGGGCTCGGCATCAAGCTGGTTCCCGTCCATCGGCGCCGCGCACCTGCGGAGAGTCACGCGCGCGGCACGATGCAGGAAATCCGAGGCCGCTACGGCGATGGCCATCTGGTCTTCGTTCTGCGATGTATCCGGCAGACCGGGAACAATCGCGACGAGCTCTGGTCGGACACGATCGGTGCCATATCCGATGTTCTGGCGCAGCGCGAGGATTGGGCGCTGCAGCGTCCAGGTGATCTCTTGGGCGCCTTCGACGACATCGCGCTTGCCACATTGCGCACGGATGCGGTGGCGCGGCGGCCCTGGCCCGTTCGGGCGACATTGCGAACGCTGATTTATCAGGAATTGGAGAAACGACTTGATGCACCGGTCCGCCTTGCAGTTTGACGACCTGTCCCGTCGTGCGGCCGAGATCGCCGACTTGAGCCTGATCATCCGGGCGCGTTTCGTCGAGGCTGCCGATACGATGGTTCACCTCGATGTACGCGGCGTCCGGCCCGACAGGATGCGAACGCTCTGGCCGGAGGTTTTGCCCGAGCCGATGGATCACGCCGATATCCGCATTCGCTATCGTCCGAGCGCTGCGGCAATCAGCCGGGCAGAAGAGGTCTTGCAGGAATGGCTGCGCGTTCATGTGGGGGACGAGGAGCGGCGTATCCTGCTTTCGCGATGGTCCGTTTGCCTTGCTGCCCCTTATATTGCCGGTTCGTTTCGAGATTTCTGCGCTCGTACCGGACGCGTCCGGCGCACCGCCGAACGGCGCATTCAGAGCGAATTCCAGACGCTTGCGAGTGTGCTTCTCGCTGCTTCGCCCATGCTGCAGGAGCCGGATTGGTCGCGCATATCGCCGATGATGTCGAATGCGTCTGGCGGGCTCGACCGGGTAAAGCCCAAGGTGCCTGAACGTGAAACACATTGGCTACCAGATGATGCGCGGCCTATCTTCGATGCAGAAAGTCCTGAACTTGCCGAACTGGCTAAACGACTGGAGCGCGGGAACCGCCGGCGCGCCAGGATGAAAGCCTGAGCCATCACAATGATGCGGTCCGAACCCGCGATCATTGTGATGTGCAGATATCTCCGATTGGTGACTTATTTACCCCAGTGCAAAGACGCCGGCTGGGCGAGTCTTTGTGGTGACCTCGCCGAAGTCGGGGACAGTGTATTCTGCCAGCAAGCGAAGGCGCGATGTCGGCAGATGAACTCGCCATGGATCGCCGATCAGAATCATGATTTCCCGAGCCAGACAGCGATCCAGAAATGCGATGACGTTTCCCGCAAGCGCTGCTTCATAGAAAAGATCCCCGACGCATATGACGTCGACGTCAGGCGGCTCGCTTTTCGTCAAGTCGGCGAGTAGGGAATCGATCGTCACGTCATTGAGTGCGGCATTGAGCTCGATAGCTGCGATTGCATAGGGATCGATGTCGGCGGCATACACTTTCGCGGCGCCTGCCTTTGCAGCGGCAATCCCGACCATTCCCGAACCGGCGCCGAGATCTAATACGCGGCGACCCGCCACACTTTCGGGCCTGTCGAGAAGATAACGAGCCAGAACCAGACCTCCTCCCCAGTAATGCGCCCAGTAAGGTGAGCCGAACTGCGGATCTTGTTCCGCAAGGCGCCGCAGCCCGCTTTGTGGGCCTGCTTTGTGCAGGCGAATATCCGGGATACCGGGAACAGGCAGGACCGGGAGGTTGGCGGCGATGAACCGCCGAACCCAATCCCGGCTGACGGGACCATCCGAACTGCTGTTTCGTCTCGCCGAGATTCCTGTCGGCTGGCCTTTGCGCATCTTGAGTATTTTCGCGAATTGAGGGCTAGATCGTTTAGTTCGTCGGACTGGAGAATCCGATATTTACGGGGAATTTCAATTGGTTATTTGTAGCCCCCGCCAAAATCCTCATTCCTTGCGCGCTGATCGCCCTTCAAGGGTGTCGCCAACTCGACCGAAATGAGGTATCTATTTTGGCATGATGAGAACAGTTGCAGCGACGCACTGTCGACCGCAAGCGATGTTTTAAACCGCTTGTTTTCTTTCAAAATTCCATCGGAAATCATGAAGCATGACCAATGCCGACAAGCCAGTCGCGCCGCGCAAACCGCGTGCGCGCCGTCGCACGGTCGCTTCCGTCGAAGATACGCCGCTTGATTACATGCTGAAAGTGATGCGCGACGACGAGGCGGACCAGAAGCGGCGCGATGAAATGGCAAAGATAGCGGCCTCCTATGTTCATCAGAAACCTAGCGAGCGCTCCGGCGCCGGGACCAAAGGAGGTCGCGGCGTCACCATCGACCTAACCAATGCCACGGATGAGCAGCTTGCGATACTCGAATCCCTCTTCGGTCCGCTTGCCGGATCCGGCGACGATGATGGTGGCGATACGGGAGGAGAAGGCGAGGCGAAGAGCTGAGCGCGAGCAAGCCGCGCATGCCAGGCAGCTTGCGATGGACGCGGAGCAAATTCGTGCCAACTGCCAGTCGTTGAGCGGGTTCGTGCGAGAGGCCTGGCACGTCGTCGAGCCTTCCGTTGACTATGTTCATGGCTGGCATATCGATGCCATCTGCCAACATCTTGAAGCAGTAACTTCGGGCGAGATTACCCGGCTGCTGATCAACGTGCCGCCGGGCACGATGAAGTCGCTTCTCTGCGGCGTGTTCTGGCCGGCCTGGGAATGGGGGCCGAAAGGCAAGCCGCAGCTGCGCTATCTCGGCGCCTCCTATTCGGAACATTACGCCAAGCGCGACAACAGGCGCATGCGTGACCTCGTTGCCTCCGAATGGTATCAGGCGCTTTGGGGTGACGTCGTCAAGCTGACGAGAACGGGCGAGATGGCTTTCGCCAATACCCGCACGGGCTCGCGGCAGGGTGTGCCGTTCTCGAGGTTGACCGGAGGTCGTGGTGATCGCGTCATTATCGACGATCCGCATTCTGTGGATGGGGCGGAATCCGAGGCCGAGCGCCTGTCCGCGGTCCGCACCTTTCGGGAATCCGTCCCGACGCGGCTCAACGACCCCCAGCGCTCGGCAATTGTCGTCGTGATGCAGCGGCTGCATGAGGCGGATGTTTCCGGGACGATCCTCGCGCTTGGGCTCGGCTACGAACACCTGATGCTGCCGATGGAATTCGAGCCGGAGCGCCGTTGCCGGACCTCGATCGGATTTGTCGATCCTAGAACTGAGGAGGGCGAACTGCTTTTTCCGCAGCGTTTTCCTCGTGCGGTGGTCGAGCGAGACAAGATTCCGTTGGGCTCCTATGCGGTGGCCGGCCAGTTCCAGCAACGGCCGGCGCCCCGCTCCGGTGGTTTGTTTCAGCGCGGGGATTTCGAAATCGTCGAGGCACTGCCTTCCGGTGCGAAGCGTTGTCGTGCCTGGGATTTTGCCGCTTCGAAAGCGCGTCCCGGTCGCAAGCCAGACTGGACCGTTGGTCTGCGCATGGCTTTGGTCGGTGGTGTTTTCTATGTCGAAACCGTCGCGCGAGGGCGCTGGTCGCCCGCCGAGGTGGAGCGCAATCTCAGGAACACTGCGTCGCAGGACGGGCCGACGGTGACGATCCGCATGCCGCAGGATCCCGGTGCAGCCGGCAAGGCTGATGCGGAAACCAAGATCAAGCTGCTCGCGGGCTTTCCTGTAAAAGCCATATCACCAACCGGCGACAAGGCGACGCGCGCCAAACCCGCCTCGGCGCAGGCCGAAGCGGGAAACGTCAAGCTTTTGCGTGGGGATTGGAATGAAGCATTTCTCGACGAGATCTGTGCCTTTCCGAACGGGCAGTTCGACGACCAGGTCGATGCCTTCGCCGATGCGTTGAACGAACTCGCGCTGAGCTCATCTTTCAGCTTCAGCAACTTCTAGGCTCGCTCGGGCGAGCTTCTTCATCACATGACATCAAAGGACAATCCATGGGGCAGGTATTCTCGATGGTTCGCGACGGATTGGTGAGCCTTGCATCCCGCATGGGCACCGATCGCGACAAGGCGGCATCGGTTTTCTACACGCAGCCTATCTTGACGGACGAACAGATCATAGCCGCCTATCGCGGCTCCTGGCTGCCGCGCAAGATCATCGACATTCCGGCTCTCGATAGCTGCCGGAAATGGCGAAACTGGCAAGCATCGAGCGATCAGATCGGATTGATCGAAGCGGAGGAACGCCGTCTCAATCTGCGCGGCAAAGTGCTGGAAGCAGCGACGAAAGCGCGTCTCTTCGGTGGCGCCGCTCTCTTTATCGGGTCCGAGGATGGCGATCCGGCACGGCCGTTGGGGATAGAGCGGATCGGAAAGGATGGCCTCAAACATTTGACGGTACTGACGCGTCGCCAATTGGCTGCTGGCGATATTGATAGTGATCCGACCTCGGAATGGTATGGCACGCCGAAATTCTACACGTTGACCGGTGCTAATGGCATGCAGGTCACCATCCATCCGTCTCGGCTCGCCATCTTCAAAGGTGCGATGACGCCGAATGAAGAGTTTGGAGGAATGAGTAATCAGGCTTGGGGCGAAAGCGTGCTTGCCGCGACCTTCGACGCGATCAAGAACGCAGACAGCACGGCGGCCAATATTGCCAGCCTCGTCTTTGAGGCGAAGATCGACATCGTCAAGGTCCCGCAATTCTCCGCCAACATCGGCAATCAGGCCTACGAAGATGCCGTGCTGCGCCGCTACGCGCTCGCCAACACCATCAAAGGGGTCAATGGCACGCTGATCCTCGACGCCGAAGAGGAGTATGACAGCAAGAGCGCGTCGCTGTCCGGCCTCACGGATATCCTGATGGCCTTCCTGCAGATCGTTGCCGGTGCGGCCGATATTCCGGTCACCCGATTGCTCGGTCAGTCTCCCGCCGGAATGAACGCGACCGGTACGGCCGATATGAAAAACTATCATGACCGGATCCAGGCCATTCAGGAGCTGGACTATACGCCGGCAATGTCCCGGCTTGACGAGTGTCTCATCCGCTCTGCCACCGGTTCGCGCGATCCCGCCATCTATTCGACCTGGGCTCCTCTGGAGCAGATGAGTGAGAAGGAGCGGGCAGATATCTTCAAGACAAAGGCTGAGGCGGCGCGAGCCTTGTATGGCTCAACTCAGGGAGAGGAAATTATTCCTCGTCAGGCTCTCTCTGAAGCCTTGCTGAATGCTTTTTTAGAAGATGGATCGTTGCCGGGACTGGAGGCGGCAGCAAGGGCACCCGACCGACCTGGCGACGCCTAACGCCGCACAGTCCTCAGCGTATAACCAACGAATAAACCGCTTCACCGAGCGGAACGGCTTTCACCCGAACCACATCGGCTTCGGCCAGGAGAAATCCCAACATGAACTTCACAGACACAGTCACCGTCGCGGGGACGCGGCGGACGGGAGACGGCTATCTCGTGGCCGACGCCCGCATTGCACGCACAGGCATTCAAAACTATGCCGGCGCCGAAATCGGTAGGCCCGAGATGTCCACCGTGCGCATCTATCGGCCCGGCGGTGAGGTCTTTTCCGAGGACACGCTCAAGAGTGCCGCTCACCGTCCGGTGACAAACGATCATCCGCCCGAGATGGTCACCTCGGAAAACTGGAAGAAATATGCTGTCGGCCAGACCGGAGACGAGATCGCCGGTGAGGGCATCTTCCTTCGCGTGCCGCTGATGGTCAGCGATGAAGACACGATCCAAGCCATCGAAAGCGGCAAGCAGGAGCTTTCGGCCGGCTATGTCTGCGATGTCGATTTCACCGCCGGCGTGACGCCTGCGGGCGAAGCCTATGACGCCATCCAGCGAAACATTCGCATCAACCATATCGCCATTGTGCGCCGTGGCCGGGCGGGCTCGAAAGTCCGCATCGGCGATGCCGCCGCACCGTGGGGCTGCTCTCCTCTCGCAGCCCCACGCCCCCTTTCCCATGACAAGCAAAGCAAGGAAGGAATGATGTCCACGAAGACGATCATGATTGATGGCGTCGAGATCGAAGTTTCTGATCAGACTGCAGAGATCATCACGACATTGCGGCAGCGCCTTGCTGACGCCGAGACCAGCCATCAGAAGGCGATTGCCGTCCGGGATGCCGAACTCGATACGCTGAAAACCGCTCTTCTTGACGAAGCGGAGATCGAGCGCCGCGCCGAGGCGCGGGCCGATCTGATCGGCCTTGCGAAGGCCATCGCCGGTAACGTCCAGACGTCAGGCCTTTCGGACACTGCGATCCGCAAGGCCGTCGTGATCGCCAAAGCCGGCGAGGGCGCGGTCCAGGGCCGATCGGAGACCTATATCGATGCGCGCTTCGACGTGCTGGCCGAGGGGCTACGCAAGAGGCCGGATCTTTTTGCCGATGCCATCAAAGACGGCATCAACCCTACGCAGCCATCCGCATCCGCAGCCTTTGCAGCCTACGCAGCGATGGTGCGCGATCTCGAGAGCGCGCATCTGGCCGCCAACCCCTCTTAACCAGGTCAACGAAAAGGAGACGCTTCAATGGCGACTTATCAGACCACCTATGGAAACGCTCCTCGGAAGGGCCTGCACGGGCAGATCGCTTCTGAGGAAAAGGCCAACAAGATCAGCCGCACGGTTGAAACTGCTGCCGGCATCAAGTTCGGGCAGCCCGTGCAGCGCGGCCTTGCAGATCATGGCGTTGCGCCTTTCACCGCCGGAGGCAAGTTCATCGGCATTGCCGTGCTGACACCGAATGTGCTGCCTGATGTGGCACCGGCCGGCGGTTACGCCCAGTTCGTCACGGGCGCGTTCCTGACCTCCGGTCAGTTGTATGTAAGGGCCGGCGGCGCGGTCTCGGATGGTGACGCCGTCTACTACAACCCGACGACGGACGCCTACGTCAACGCCGCCGGCACCGGCATCGTCGGTCCCATTCCCGATTGTTTCTTCGATACGAGCGGCAGCAACGGCGACATCGTCGAGATCTCGCTCAAGCACAGGAGCGCCTAATCCATGAACCAGTTCGTTCGACAGCAGTTTGCCGACGCACAGGCCGCCTATTCCTTCGTCATTGCGCAGGGACGCAATATCGAGACGCGCATCTATCAGCGCCGCTATCCGACTCTCAACTACGGCCTCCATGTCCCGGTCGTCACCGAAGGCAATGAATGGGCCTCCGGCACGACCTTCTTCACCGTCGACAGCGCCGGCGAGGCGAAATTCCTTTCCGCCGCCGGCACCGACATGCCGTTCAACCAGTCTACCCGCGACAGCGCCAGCCATGATTTCGCAATGATCGGTTCGGGCTGGGAGTGGAACCTCGAGGAGGTCAATCAGGCCGCGCTCTACAATCTCGATCTCAATGCTTCCAACGCCATTTTCGCCGCCGATAAGATCGAGCGCCTGCTCAATTCCGTCGCCATGATCGGTTCGACGGAAAAGGGCTGGACCGGTTTCGTCAACGATCCGAAGGTGTCGCGCGTCGATGTCGCTGCCGATGGTACGGGCGGCTCGACCTATTGGTCCGCCAAGACGGCCGATCAGATCCTGCGCGATGTCAACGATCTTATCGGCGGCGTGCGGCAGCGGACCGGCGAAGTCGAATGGATCGACAGCCTGCGTCTGCCGCCGGAAGCCTTCCGTCTGATCGCCACCAAGCGGCTTGCCGACGGCGACGGCTACATCACCGTGCTGGACTTCCTGCGTCGCGGCAATGTCTATACGGCGGAGACGGGCCAGCCGCTCGACATCCAGCCGCTGCGCGAGCTTGCGACGGCCTCTCAGGATGGCGGCGGCCGCATGGTCGTCTATCGCCGCGATCCGGAAGTGCTGCGCTTCCATCTGCCGATGCCGCGCCGCGTGCTGCAGCCGCGCCAGAAGTCGATCATGAGCTTCGAGACCGGCATCATCGCCCGCACCGGCGGCACCGAGGTTCGTCTGCCGGCGGCGATTGCCTATGGCGACGAGATCACGGCTGCGGCCTGACGCTGATCGCCCTCTTTCCGATTCTCGCGGGGAGAGGGCATCTGTCTTCTCAACGATCGACACGGAGCTTTCATGTCCGCATCCTTTTACGGCACGCTTGCTGCCGCCGATGCCTATTTCGCCGATCGTGCCAATGTCGGCTGGACCGCGGCCAATGAAGGCGATCGCCTGGCGGCGCTGGTGCGTGGATCGCAGGCCCTCGATAGCCTCTACGAGCCCAAATTCAGCGGGCGGCGAACCGGAGGCTATGATCAAGCCCTGTCTTGGCCTCGCAGCGAGGCGACGACCGTGAATGGTGAAGTGATCGCTGACGATGCATTGCCGCTGGCCGTGACTTATGCGGGATATGAAGCGGCGGCGCTTGAGCTTGCGGAGCCCGGCAGCCTGACACCTGTCATCGTCGCGGCTCGCACGGTGAAGCGCGAGAAGGTGGGACCGCTGGAGACGGAATATGCCGTTGCCGACACGAGCGGCGACATGGTTGCCGCCGCAAGGCCGGTGCTGACCAAGCTCGATGGGCTGCTCTATCCACTCCTGCGTCCGGTACTCCCCGGCATTCTGGTGGTGTGATGGCGGCTTTCGATTACGACAAGGCGCGGGCGACCGGCGAGCGCTTGATCGCCAAGTTTGGCCAGAAGGGTAGTCTGCGGCGCATCACGAATTCGGGGCCGGACTACGATCCGGTGCAGACGAGCGAGGACTTTGTCTGCTCGCTTGTCAATCTCGATCAGAATCAGTCGCATATCGCCGATACGTTTATCCAGCGTGGGGATCGCATGGTCTATCTCTCGACCGAAGGACTATCGATCACGCCGATGCTGGCCGACAGGCTGGTGATCGGCGGAGTCGAACATTCGATCGTCGATATCCAGCCGCTATCGCCGGGCGGGACGATCGTCTTTTGGCAGCTGCAGGTGCGGCGATGAAGGCTCTGGTGCGTTTCAAGACGATCCTGACGCTTTGGCTGCTGTCACGAGTGATCCTGCTGCTCAATCGGGTTTCACCATTGCCGGGAATTGAGAGCAGTGGCGGGACGAAGGCCGAATCCCGAACGACCAAACCTGCGGTTCGTGCCCGTTACGGCCATCTCACCCTTTTGAATTTCGAACGGCGTGGCTCTTCACCGGGCGACGCCGCTGATGATCCATAACCCTATCAAGGGGCAATCGACATGGCTTCCTCTAATTTTTCCGCTGATATCGCCGCCTGGGCCGAGCGAACCAAGCGCCGCATGGAAGAGGTGGCGAACCTCTCCGCACAACGGCTGGCCGAGGCGATCGTCGGGGCAACGCCTGTGGCCTCCGGCGAACTTGTCAATTCCTTCCGGGTCTCCGCCTCGCCACGGCAAAGCGAGGATGCTGAGGGATCTGACGAAGGCCAGCCGGTTAATCTGGCCGGTCTCGGCGTGCCATTGGGTGGCATGATCCATATGGGTTTCACCGCGCCACACGCCGCCGCAGTCGAATATGGCAGGGATGGGCAGGCGGGGCAGGGCATGGTGCGGCTTGCGGCGCGCCAGTGGCCTGAAATCGTCGAGCGCGCTGCGCGCGACACGGCCGACTGATCCCCCGAAATCTCAACAATCTAGACAAGGTGACACATGGCGACGGCGACGGACGCTCTCATTCTGGCTGCGCTGCTGGACCATCTGGCCGCACTCCAATTCCAGCCGCCATTGCCGGTGGCGCAGCCGGGCATTGCCTTCCCGCCGGCAGGGCAAGAAAAGCCGGATAACTATCTGGCCGTCAGCTACCTGCCCAACCGCCCCCGGCAGGTGACACTCGGCGATGATCCGCAGCAGAAGCTCGGGCTTCTGCAGGTGTCCGTTTATTGGAAGGCCGGCGGCGGGCTGATCAAGCCGCTCGATGCCGCCGGTCAGGTCATCGACCATTTCAACAACAAGACGCTGTTCGTCTCTGGCGTGAAGATCACGATCAGTGGCGAGCCGTGGGCCGCAGGCCCGATCCAAGAGGATGACCGGGTGCAGATACCGGTCACCATTCCCTACACCGCCTTTGAACCGGAGAGATGATCCATGGCGAATAAAAGTACCAAGAAGGGCTCCAAGGTCTACGTATGCGAGACGCCCCAGAATAGCGATCTTACGGCCAGCGCCTATGCCGCGCTGACCTGGGTGCAGGTGGGCAAGGTCGGCAAGGTCGGCGATTTCGGCTCGGACTCCACCATCAACCACTACGATACGCTGGATGAGCCGGTGCAGCAGAAGCAGAAGGGCGTCTCCAATGCGGGCGACCCGGAGCTTGAAGTCGCCTCCATCGCCGACGATCCCGGCCAGGACATCCTGCGCACCTTCGGTGATCCCCTCAACATCAACAACATGGCGATCAAGGTGGAGCGCAACGACGCGCCGCAAGGCAAGACCAACACGGTGTTCTATTCGCGCGGCGTCGTTTCCGGCCCGCTCTATCCCGGCGGCGGCTCCGACGATTTCGATCTGGAGAAGTTCAAGATCGGCCTCAACCAGCTGCCGATCCGCGTCGATCCCGTCACCACGCCGTAAGCACCATCTTACGGAACCTTGCGCGCGTCGCTCTCCTGCGGCGCGCGGCCACTCGATTATGTCCCAACCGATAAGGTGTTTCCTTGGATATCTCCAGTCTCGTCAATTCCGAAGATCTCTTCGAGCTGCAGCTCCTGCATCCGGCTACCGAGGAGCCGCTCGGCATCTCCTTCATGATCCGCTCGGCCGAGAGCAACGAGGTGAAGAAGATCGTTCGCCAGCATAGCGACCGCTTCCTCGCCAGTCGCAAGAAGAAGCTGACCACCAGCAAGGTCGAGGCCGAATATCTCGACAAGGCGGCCGCCGCCATCGCTTCCTGGAGCTGGGGCGAGCAGCGGTGGAAGGGCGAACAGCCGTTGCTTTCCTTCGAGAAGGCCCGCGAAGTCGTCGAGGAAGCCGGCTGGATCTACGATCAGGTGGCCGGCGCCTCGGAGGACCGCGCAAATTTTATGAAGAGCTTGCCGAAGGGCTTTCAGAAGCCGTAGGGATCGTAGCGCGCTATGATTGCGTGCGCGATACAAATGGCGAGACCCGGCGCGAACGCAACGAGGCCTTCGAGCTTTTAAGCCCGGAGGCCGAGGTGCCGGAGGCCGGCCATGCGCTCTGGGACTGGTTCTGGGACCTGCGCTCGGCGCAGGCCCCCGGCTTTTCCGGCCCGGCGCCGCTCTCCCACCAGGAAATGCTGGCCTGGCTGCAACTGACCGGCAACCACCTGCGCCGCGAGGACATCGCCGTGCTGAAGGCGATGGACGGGCGCTATTGCCAGGCGGTGGAGGAGGAGACGGAGGCGATCAGGGTGCGGGAGGCGGGGTAGCGTTAGCATCCGCCGGAACGAGGATGAGGTGAACATGGTTGGGCATCAACACCCAGCCCCAGACCTCTACGCCAGCGGCACGACAATGATGAGCCAGGAGATTGCGATAGAGCGCATAGTCATCGTCGCAAAAGAAGGTTTGCGCCCGCCCGTTGCCGCGTTGGGTAACATGATGTGGGGTATCAGGGATGACGATACGAGCGAGACAGGCCATTGGCTGCCTTGGTCAGATCTAATCTTATTGAGTGCACGGTCACCGTATTTAAATCAAAAGATGGTCCAGTAACAGATATTGCAAGTTCTGCGAGCTTGAGAACCCCATGACTATTGCACTTTCAGGCATCCATCAAAGTGTCAGCGCGTATTTTTCCTATTTGCAATAGCATCGAAAGCCGCATCCAGTTTGTGATATCGCTCCATCAGCAAATCACTGCATTTATCAACTGTGACCTTGGGGTTCTTGTAAAGTGGGTCGCGCGCCATCTTCTTTTCCCATTCATCCATAATCTGGCGCGCCAGGTCGGCATTTTCCGTTACATTAACCAATCCTGCTTCAACTGCCTTGCGCACTTTTAGATATGATTCAACGCCGATGCCGTTGCGGCAGAAATAGGCGGCACTCAGGCTGGCGTAACTGGCGTTCGTAAACGCAGTCGTTAGTTCTGCGAGCTTTTGATCGTCTCCTGCAGTAGCGATTCCGCTTATCATGCACATGAAAGTTGCGAAAATTAATCGACGCATGTTGCCTCTATAGGTTGATTTAAGCTCTTAGATATCGGTGTTCAGCCGAAGATGCGCCGAAGCTGGTCGCGTATCCATCCCACATAAGGGGCGATTGGTTTGGTGTAATCTAGTTTTTCCTGTTCAGTTAGGGGCGGGTCATTGCTAGTGTCTCGCAGTATTTGTGAAAATGTAGAGGTGTCCGTAGGGCGGGGAAGGACTTCGAACATTGCTAGTTTGGATGTGCTGCCATCGTGGGAGAGGTATTGGCAAACGACTGTTGTCGTGGTCACTTCTGCATTCTTGTTTAATACGTTAAAATTCAGGGTTGCGGTATAATATACCGGCTTCATCCTGCCTTTATCAAATTCCTTCAGATACACTTCTTTGAGATATGGGATGTTCTCGTATCGCTCCCCGACATCAGCCCTTGTCGCAGGCCTGTCGCTAAGAAAGAATCTGTTGCGCTCATAGGTAGATGGTGCCGCGAGATATTTTGCCAGTTTTGTCTCACAGGCTCTCACGATCGGCGGATCAAAGACGCCGCAGCCGCTCAACATTGGCAACATGAGCGATGCCGCAACTACGTTTGAAAACGACTTCATAAAATCCCCCTAGTGCCCCGGCTGATTTTTGCCATCAATTTGAAAGGTATACCAGTGATAGATGTTGCAACTCTCGGTATTTCTGTTGACAGCTCCAATGTACGGGCCGCGGCTGATGATTTTGATGGGTTCGCTGCGGCAATGAATCGTGTTGTGCGGGGCTCTGGCGCGGTGTCTCGCGCACTAAAGACAATGAATAATGACGCAAAAATAATGGGTGGAGTCGTCGATAAAACTATTGCTCAGATTAACAAGTTCGGCGCAGGGTCCGCCCCTTTGGTCAACAGATTTCAGGGAGCGTTGGCCGCCCTTAACACTCCATCAAACGACAGAGGATTCGCGTCACAGTCTTCGAATGTAAGGTCTCAAGCGAACGCGCCGACCTCCGCCCAGCTCAATCACACGGGAAACGAGCAATATGACTATTTCTTGGATCATCGTGCTGAATTTGCCGCAGATCTCGGGCCGGGCGTGTTAGACAATCTCGTCAGCGCAGCAAGCATCTTGACCAAAGCCGTCGTCGGGTTGATCCCCATCGCGGGCGATCAGGCGAGCACCGTTGCCGGCGATTGGGTAGATAGCTTTAGCCCATCCAATATGCGGCAGAAATCTGAAGCAGACGCAAGAGCAAAGGGCGATCGAGCAAGGCGTTTAATGGCTTTGCCAGGTGCCAAAGATGACCCAGTAATCGCGAGGTATGCTGGTGTTATGATACCGAGGGATGAGACCCTTACAAAAACTTTCGAATTTCATAAAGGGGCGAAAGATTTTTTTGATCAAGCGCTCAACAATTTGAATAGTGCGCTCTCGGATATTGAACCGCAACTCTCGTTTCCGCCTTCAGCAAGCGGACCGGTTAATCCCTTATTTGCGGCGCAGAAAAGCTATGAAGAAGTGATGAGTAAATTTAAAGCTGAGGCAAACCCAATAAATGCTCTGCTCAATCTGGACAAAGCGTTGTCTGACGCCGCAGCGAAGATGTCAGATGTTCCTGAGATTGCCGCTTCGTCGGCAAAGCTCAAGGTCGCGCTGGGACCGATCAAAGATGATCTAAGCCTTGCGAACGGCTTGATGGCCAAACATAACGCTGCGAACAAAGAGAAACCTGCTTCGCTTAATAATATAAAGCAATCCATTTTTGCCGAAAGCGGCACCACGGCAAGTATACTCCTTCCAAATATTGCCGCTTTCTCTCGCGTTAGCCCGCTCGCGATCGAAACTAAATCGAAGCAGTCCATAGCCGGTAGCGCTGGGGTTCAAAATAGCCAAAAGGATGAGCTACAAGGTATTCAGCAAGCTACTGATGCTCTTACGAAATCCTCCAAGGACAACACGGAGCAAGTAAAAGTCGGAATACAGACCTCCGCTCAGTCCGCTGCCGCGACGGACAATGTGAAGTCGAAGGTTGTCACGCTGAAGCAAAGCCAGGACGAGCTTCAGAAAAGCGGTGCAGCGCAGTTGGCGCAAATGCCGCAATTGACCAAGGCGGCCAACGACCAGGCTGATGCCTATCGGCGCGTTGCTGAGGCGCAAGCGCTGCAGAAGCTTGCGGGCGATATCCAGTTCCAGCAGGAGCAGATGGGCCGCTCGACCATCGATCAGACTGTTGCTTCAACACAGAAGCAATATGGCCTGCCGGTCGATATGAACTCGGCCTCGGCCAATATCATTCGCTACAATGAGCAGCTGAAATATGCCCGCGAGCTTGCCGGCGATTTCGCCTCGACGCTGGTCAGCGGCTTGCGCAATGGAGAGGGCCTTTGGAAATCCTTGGGGAAGGCGGCGATTTCCGTGCTCACCAAGATTTCCGACAGACTGTTGAACGATGTGCTTAACAGCCTGTTCCAGGTCAACAGTGCCGCCGCTGGCGGCGGGCTGTTCGGTGGGGGCGGCATCTTTGGCGGGCTCTTTGGCGGAGGCGGCGGGCTGAATCTCGGCATTCTGGCGCGATCGCCGCAGGCGGCGGCGGCCGTTGCCAGCGGTATTCCCGGCCTTTGGGCCGATGGCGGCTATACCGGCCCCGGCGGCAAGAATGATCCAGCCGGCATCGTTCATGCCGGCGAGATCGTCTGGAGCCAGAAGGATATTGCTCGAGCGGGCGGCGTCGGCATCGTCGAGGCGATGCGGCTTGGCCGGCGCGGCTATGCCGATGGCGGCGTGGTCGGCGAGGGCGGGCCGCAATTGCTGCGGGCGCAGCCGGATGCTGCCGTTCCCGTCCGTCGCCTCAGAGCCGATAACCAGAACGATGCCTCCGGTTCCGCTTCTGGCGTGCATGTCACTGTCGGTGTTTCCGTCGATGAGGACGGCAATCTGAAGGCCTATGTCAAGAATGTCGCGCAATCGGAAGCGCAGAATTCGACGCGGCAGGGGCTGAATGATTTCAATCAGCAGCTTCCCGATCGCGTCGCGCAGATCAACCGCAATCCCCGGAGGCGCTGATGGCCGTTTCCTATCCCTACAGTCTGCCGTCCTTTGCCGATCTCCTGAAGATCTCCAGCATCGTCTGGGACATTCAGCGCAATGACGAGCTTTCCGGCTCCGGCGATGGCCGGGTCTGGCAGGCGGAGCTGGCGCCACCGCTCTGGACCGGCACGGTGACGCTGGCCGACATGTATAATGCGGAGGCGAAACAGATCGCCGCCCGCATCCGCAAACTACACGGCGCCCAAGAGGCGCTTTTTCTTTATGATCCACTGTCGAAATATCCGCAGGCCGACCCCGACGGGACGAAGCTCGGGAGCGCTGCGGTCAGTGTCGCAGCGCTCGGGACCGACAATGCCTCGCTCAGCCTCAAGGGCCTGCCGGCGGGATATAGGCTGACCGTCGGCGACAAGATGCAGGTCGGCTATGGCGGCCGCTATGCCTTTCTCGAAGTCTCTGAAACGGTTGGTGCCGACGGGCAGGGGGTGACGCCCGTCTTCGGCGTCTTCCCGCATCTGCCGGCGGGCTTTGCCGCCGGTCTCGGCGTGACGCTTCTGCTGCCGGCCTGCAAATGCCTGGTCATGCCGGGCAGCCACAATCCCGGCACCGCGAGTGGCCCGATCACCACGGGCGCCACCTTCAAGATCATCCAGAAGAAATAGACGATGAAGAACATCACCTCCGCTTTCTTCGCGGCGCTGACCGGCGCGCGCGACAAGGGGCTCGTGCCCCGTCGTTTCGTCTGGATCACCGGCAAGGATCTCGCCAGTGGCGCGCCCGCCTCGATCGGCGTCTGGACCGGCGATGACGATATCAACATGACAGTCACCTCCGGCGTCACCGGTCTGCCGGAGGCGCGGACCTACTATGGCGGCCTCAATCTACAGGTGAGCCCGATCCCGCGCACGGCGGATCTGACAATCCAGACCGTGACCATCACCATCGGCCAGATCGCGCCCGCCGTGCAGCAGCTTGTGCGCGGCTACGATCTGCGGCTGGCGCCGATCGAAATCCATGACATGTCGTTCGATACCGGCACGCGCCTGCCAAGTGCCGCGCCGGAAATCGCCTTTCTCGGCATTGCCGATGGCGCTCCGATCAAGACGCCAGCCGTGGGGCAGGATGGGGATATTGAGATCTCCGCCATCTCCGCCGCCATCGCTATGCTGGAGCGCACCAATCCGGCCAAATCCTCCTATGAAGGCCAGAAGCGCCGCAGCGGCGATGAATTCGGCCTTTATTCCAGCACCGTCGCCAATTGGCAGATCCCCTGGGGGCAGAAATGAACAGCGATCTTGTCAGGGTCAAGAACTGGCGCGCCTGCTTCGTTGCCGAGATCGATCGGCTGAAGCGCACGCCCTTTGCCTGGGGCAGCCATGATTGCGGCCCGGGGCTTGCCGGCAATCTGGTGCTCGCGATCACCGGCGTCGATTGCGCCGCCCAGTTTCGGGGCGAATATTCGACCGCCGCCGGCGCACTGAAGACGATGAAGGCGGCGGGCTTCGACAATCTCGCCGATCTCGTTGCCAGCATGCTGCCGGAGATCCATCCGAGCGAAGCCGGTATAGGCGATATCGCCGCCGTCCCGCACGAAGGCCCCTTCGGCTACGCGCTCGGCGTCGTCAATGGCGAGCGCATCTTCGTGCTGCGCGAGACCGGGCTCGGCACGGTCGATCTGCTCGACGCCAGGCGGGCCTTCAAGGTCGGCTAATCCGCCGTCTCATCATCATTTCTATCTCTGACCGGTGACAAGTCGGCGCAGCTTTGGTTGCGACGACCCTTTTCCATGCGCCAATCGAGGTCGTCCGATCCATGAAATATCTCATCCTGCTTCTGAACGTCCTCAGTTTCTGGCTGATGGCGGATGCGGCGCATGCCGAGCCGATCAGTCTGGCTATCACCTCGATTGCGGGCTTCTTCAGCTCGATCGGCGCCATCGGCAAACTTGTATTGACCGTTGCCATCAACATCGGCCTTTCGCTGGTCGAAAAGGCGCTTGCGAAGAAGGATAAACCCCAGCCAGCCGGAACGAAGCTTGAGATCAGCATGGGGGACGATCATGCGATGTCCTTCATCATCGGCAGCTACGCGACCGCCGGCAAGCGCAAGTACGCCGGCACCTGGGGCGAGGACGGCAAGACGCCGAATGCCTATTTCACCGATGTCATCGAAATCGGCAACCTTCCCAACCGCGCCGGCGAACGCGGCCTGACCAGCGTCTGGATAGACGACCAGAAGGTCGGGGTTCTCTGGGACCAGCCGCATCCTGATGGGCGCGGCTTTCCCGTGCAGCAATACCGCGCCAATAACAAAGACTATCTCTGGATCAAGTTCCTCGACGGCACGCAGACGAACGCCGATCCGTATTTGATGGCCAAGTTCGGCACTCATGCCGAGCGGCCCTGGAAACCGACCATGATCGGACGCGGCTGCCAAATCGTCATCCTCACCTCGCGCTATAATACTGAGCTTTTCAGGGGCGTTCCTGCTGGTCTTTTCGAGCCGCATCCGCTGCCGCTCTATGATATCCGCAAGGATTCCTCAGTTGGCGGCAATGGCGGACATCGCTGGGCCGATCCTTCGACGTGGGAGCCCAGCATTAACCCGGCTGTGATGACCTACAACCTTGCCCGTGGTGTGTATTACGGCTCGGAATGGGTCTATGGCGGCCAGAATATCGGCGCCTTCTGCCTGCCGGCGACGAACTGGATGGCGGCGGCGAATGCTTGTGACGCTTCCGTTCCGCTCGACGGCGGCGGCAGCGAGCCGGCCTTCCGTGCCGGCTACGATATCCAGTGCGATCAGGAACCACTCGATGCCATTTCCGAGCTGCTGAAGGGCTGCAACGGCCGCATCGCTGAAGTCGGCGGCATCTTCAAGATGCTGGTGGGGACGCCGGGCGCGGCGGTCTATTCCTTTACGGATAATGATATCATCGTCACGGAGGAGCAGGATTTCCAGCCATTTCCTTCGCTTTCAGCAACTTATAACGCCATCGAGGCCACCTATCCGGAGCCAGCGGAAAAATGGGCCACGAAGAACGCGCCGGGCCGTTACAACACCGATCTCGAAGCTCAGGACGGCAATCGCCGTCTGCCGGCGCAAGTCCAGCTGCTTGCCGTACCCTTTGCCAACCAGGTGCAGCGCATTGGCCTGGCGATGATCCAGGATTACCGGCGCTTCCGCGTGCACCAAGTATCGCTGCCGCCGGATGCCTATCCACTCGAACCGAACGATGTGGTTTCCTGGTCGTCGGCTCGTAACGGTTATGACGAGAAAAAATTCCTTGTCGTCAAAGTGGAGCCGCAACCGAATTTCCTGATCGTTGTCACTCTGAAGGAAGTCGATCCGGCCGACTACGACTGGCATCCAGGCCTGCAATTGCCAACGGCGGTCGGCTGGCTCGGGCCTATTACGCCGCCGTCGCAGCCGATGATCGGCTGGACCGTCGAACCCTCGACGATCAAGGATGCCGGCGGCATCGATCGACGCCCGGCAATCAAGATCAGCTGTGCGCCTGAGCTCGATGATGTCGCGGGCGTATGGGTACAGGTGCGTCTGAAGGAAACCGGCGATGTCGTGTTCGACAGCGACAGCAATCCTTATGCCGCTCCATATTCGTGGTTGATTTCCGGCCAATGGACGCTTGCCAATACAAGCTATGAGGTGCGGGGTCGATATCTTCCGCAGTCGAGCCGGGCAACGGACTGGTCGGCTTGGCTGGCTGTCAAGACGCCGAACGTCCTTATTCAGACTGCTGACGTTCTTGATGGCGCAATCGTCCAATCCAAGATTGCTGATGCGGCCATATCGGCTGCAAAGATCATGGATGAGGCGGTCTCCAATCTGAAACTCGCCGACCATGCGGTGTCGACGGCAAAGCTTGAGATAGCTGCTGTTACGGCTGACGTGCTGGCCAGCGGCGCTGTGATCTCCGCTAAGCTAGCGGATGGAGCGGTCACGGCTCGGGCGCTTGCTCAGGGCGCAGTGGATGCCACCAGCCTTGCAAGCGGCATCAAGGCCGTTGAAGTCGTTTCTGCGCTGCCGACGACAGGCAATGACGAAGGCCGGCAGGTCTACCTCACAACGGACGGGAAGCTCTACCGCTATCATAACGGCGCGTGGACGGCGGCGATTGCTGCCGTCGATGTCAATGGGACTTTAAATAGCTCCCAAATTGCCGATAACGCCATCACGAGCGGCAAGCTGGCGCCATTCGCCGTTGATGCAAGCAAACTTGCGGATGGTTCTGTCAGTGCTGCAAAGCTTGCGGCCAATGCGGTCGACGCAACCAAGTTTGCCTCCGGCATCCGGCCGGTGGAAATTGTCTCGAGTTTGCCGGCCACCGGTAATATCGAAGGGCGCACCGTTTATCTGACAGCCGACGACAAGCTCTATCGTTATACCGGCAGCACCTGGACGGCTGCGACACCAGCATCCGACATAACCGGGCAGATGACGGATGCACAGATCGCCGCCGTCAATGCGGCCAAGGTCACCGGGACACTGGTTTCCTCGCAGATCGCAGATGCGGCGATCACCAATCAGAAGCTTGCCGCGTTAGCGGTTGACGCCGCAAAGCTCGCGGACAATGCCATCACCACCACCAAGATTGCAGACAATGCGATCTCGACGCCGAAGCTGCAGGCCAATGCGATCACGGCCGACAAGATCGCGGCGAATGCCGTCACGGCAAAGTCCCTCCTTCTGATGGACTTCGAAAACCTCGTCCAGAACGGGAAGTTTGAGGACAGCGCCTCATCGATTTCGTCTTATCTGCTGGTCGTTGGCCTAAACACCACGATGGCATATGTGCCTTCGGATAATACCGGCGCCCTCATGTTGCAGATGGTCAAGACCACGACCGGCAGCAACAGCGAGGTTCGGACCACTGCATTCATTCCCGTCACCGCGGGTGAGGTCCTCTATTTTGAGACATCGTTCAAGAGCGGAACGGCCGAAATCTCGACCTATGGTGCCTACTACCGGCTCATGTGGTTCGACGCCAGCAAGGTGCTGATTACCCCTAACTACACCGATCTTGCGAGCAGCAAGGCATTCGGCACCACGTGGACAGACTATACTGGGAAGATCACAGTCCCTGCCGGCGCGCGCTTTGCCCAGGTGCGGTTCTTCAACACGAGCACCACGGCACTGACGCTCTTGATCGACCGTGCAATCATCCGCCGCGCCAATGCCGCGAGCCTGATCGTTGACGGAAGCATCACGACAAATCATCTGGCCGCTGGTTCGGTTACGACGGCAGCCCTTGCAGCTGGCTCGGTCACTGCCGACGACATTGCTGCCAACGCCGTCATCTCGGCCAAGATTGCAGCCGGTTCGGTGAGCGCCGACAAGATCGCCGCAAACAGCATCACGGCTGGTCAGATCGCTGCCGGTGCCATCGGCGCGACGCAGATCGCGGCCAAAGCCATCACGGTTGACAAGCTCCTTGTCGGCAGCTTCGACAATATGATCGATCTCGGCTTCTCGACGGGCGACATTTCTGCATGGCTGACGCCAGGGAAGGTATCTTACTATATTGAAGCAGCCACGACGCCGCTGCAGGGCACATGGATTTTGCAGGCAGACGGGCGTGGACAGGCGCTCATCGCAAACCCGCTGATCAGGGTTTCTCCCAGCGAGAGCTATAATTTCACGGCCTGGTTCTACAACACCGATCCGGATGCGAATGCCTACATCGGCTTTTGGCAGAAAGATCAGTCAGGCAACAATGTTGCGCCCGGCTTTGTAACGGTTGCGTCCAGTTCCGCTAAAGTCTGGACACAGATGCAGGCAAACTTCACGGTTCCGGCAGGGGTTTATTACATTCAGCCGACCCTTGCCGTCGATAAAGATGCCGCGAACGGTAAGCTTTGCTATTGGGGCAAGCCCAATATGCGCCGCGCTTCAGGTGCCGAGCTGATCGTTGATGGCGCGGTAACCGCATCGAAGGTAGCGGCAAACGCTATCACTGCCGATAAGGTCGCGGCGAATGCCATTACGGCCGACAAGATGGTGTTGGCCGATTTCACCAATCGCTGCGAAAACCCGAACTTTGGCGAAGGGGATAAGAGTTGGGTAAACGGTGCCGGCGTTGCCATCCTCAACAACAGCGCTAACGCCTATACCGGCAACTACTATATGAACATCGGTGCCGGTGCCGTGGCGAATGCCATTGCGTCGAGAAACAACAATATTTTCCCCGTTCTCCCTGGCGAACAATATTTCCTTCAGGCGTTCGTAAAGGCGACCGGAACACCGGCCGGCCTGCTGTCCGTGCGTATCCGCTTTATGGGCGCGGACAAAATAAACTATCTCAATCAGGCAGGCTTCAGCGTCCCTGTAACGGTCGGAACCTCATATATGGAATGGAACGCGACGGTCGTCGTGCCGGCCGGCGTAGTTTATGCGTGGGTGGATTTCGTTCCCGGAGAAAATCTGACTGTTGCGGGAAGCTACCAGATCGGGTTCGTTTCGTGCCAGCGGAAGAACGGCGGCAATCTGATTGTTGACGGTGCGATCACAGCCGCCAAGATCGGAGCGAATGCGGTGACGGCTGGGAAGCTCGCGGCTAACGCCGTCACCGCTGGAACGATTGCCGCCAATGCAGTCACGGCCGGTATGATCGCCGCTGGCGCGGTTTCGGCAGCACAGATCGCGGCTGACGCCATTACGGCCGAAAAGCTGGCATCGAACTCGGTGACCACGGACGCTCTGGCGGTTGGTTCGGGCAAGAACCTGCTTCAAAACACCAGCTTCACGATGGGTCTGGACTGCTGGGGCGTCACCTATACTAGCGGCACCATTCCAGGGCTTGCCATGCGTATCCGCCAAGCGGGTGAGGCATGGGCTGGCCGCAACAATCCGGTACTGGAACTGAGGCAGGGCAGTGGACCCAGCGGCTTCTATGCCGATATCCGATGGAAGCGGCCTGATGGGGGTGGTCTGGCCAACTCGCTGCCATTCTCGGTGCTGTGTGCACCGGGCGAATGGTTGGAAGCAACAGCCTATATCTCGGCACATCGCTGCAGCGTGGAGCTACGTATCGAATGGGTGGGGGCTGATGGTGGCGCGCTCAGCTATACCGCCGCCTCAACCAATGCCGGCAATGCTTCAGATCAGAACAATCCCGATCTTTGGCCGCGTCTGCGCACAGCTGGTGCGGCACCCGCCAACGCGGTCGCCGCTTCCTTCCATCTGCGCAAGCTGGACACCATCAGCGGCCAGACCGACAGCTTTATGTTCGTGAACAAGCCCATGCTGTGCCGTATCCCGGCCAGCGCGACCGAACCGACGCCCTGGAGCGATGGCGGCGTGGTCATGATCACGAACGGTGGCATTGTCGCCAGCGCCGTTACGGCCGACAAGATTGCTGCCAACGCCATCACGGCCGGGAAGATCGCTGCGAATGCGGTCACGGCCGGCACGATCGCGGCCGGTGCGGTCACCGCGACCACGATCGCAGGCGGCACGATTACCGGCGACAAGCTTGCCGCCAACACGATCGGCGCGGGCCAGATCGCGGCAGATTCCATAACCGCCAAACAGCTCGTCTTGACCGATTTCAGCAATATGGCCGACAATGGCTGGCAGACAGGGACGTTAGATGGCTGGACCGTCCAGAACCAGCAGGCCTTCTATCTTGATACGACCTCCGGAGATGCGGCCGGCTGGGTGCTACAGTCCCTCGGCCGCGACTGCGCGCGGTCCAACTTCATCACCGTGACGGTGGGCGAGGTCTATGCCTTCGATGTCTGGGTCTACAACACAGATTCGAACGCTGCGAGCATCTATGCAGCACTCCAGACGCCCTCTGGCACGTGGGGTTTCACCGCCGTGACGGGCACCACCGTTAAGAACGGGTGGGTGCGCCTGCAGGGCCGCTACGCAGTGCCGAGCGGCTACACCAAACTCTCTATGCTGCTTCAGGTGGAACGAACGGCCGGAACCGGTGGCTCGTGTTACTGGTCGAAGCCGGTCATGCGCCGCGCCGTCTCGGCGGAGCTGATCGTGGATGGTGCGATCACCGCCAACAAGATCGCGGTCAACAGTCTCGACGCGATCACCGCCAACCTAGGGGCTGTGAACATCAGCTCGGCCATCATCGGAACGCTACAGGTCGGAACCAGCAATATTCAGGGCGGTGCGGTCACTGCCGTGTCAGCTGGCCGCAATGGCGCCGGCCAGACGATCGGCGCCGGCCAGACGGTCAATCTAGCCGCCTGCGGCATTACGGTCGCAGGCGACGGCCGCGTGGTGATCAGCGCCATGACTCTCGGGCAGTTCAATCAGAACGGCGGCAGCCAGAACTCCCAGCCAATCGGTTGTAACATCTTCCGCGATGGCACCGCGATCTTTAGCCAGACCTATTATCTCGGCGTCGTTCAAACCGTCGTCAGCGGCACAGGGGGCCAAAACGGAGGCACCTCTCAGACGACCTACACAGCCGGCCTGGTTGCCGTTCCGGCCCTCTATGACGCTCCCGGCGCGGGCTATCACAGCTACACGCTGCAAATCTACTGCCCAGGCAACACCATCGTCTGGAACGAAAGCAACATCATTGCAACAGCGTTCAAGAGGTAACGCTATGACGTCTTCAGTCGTCCATTACATTCTTTTCGCCGCCGATGGCCGCATCCGTCAAAGCGGTCACTGTGACCGGGAAATGCTGCCCAAACTCGCCACCTTGTTTGGTGAAGGCTATGCGGTCATGGAGGTGCCGGCAGCCGATTATCGGCTTGATATCGACGCCACCTCCTATGTGCGCGACGGCGCGATCGTTCCGAAGCAGTCGGCCCTTAAGATCACCGAGTATACGATTCGGGCCGATGGCATTGAAAAGGTTCGCTTCGGCGTGCCGGCTGGGACCTCGGTCGTTCATGCCAACGAGATCGTCGCGATCAAGGACGGAATTTTCGAGTTCATGACGGACGTTCGCGGCGACCACCGCTTTCCCTTCATCGCCGCAGCCGGCTTTCACGACTTCGAGGTGACCATCCATGCTGTTTAAGGTGTCCGCAGATCTCGCCCTGGAGCGCCTCCAGGCGCAAACCGACATTGACCGACAGGTGAGGCTAGCGCGAATGCTCTTCATCACCGTCATTCCCGGTCAGGACGCGATCTATGCGCTGAAGCTTCGCGAGGCCGAGCTGATCGCCGCCGACCCCCGGCAAGGCGGCAGTGTGCCCGAAGGTGAAACGCCGCATATCACGGCCGAGGCTACCGAGGATGACGTTAGCCGTTTTGAAAAGGCGGTCGAGATCCTCACGCGGGACCAGCACTGGGCGGTCGGATCGCAGATGATCGAGACCTTGCGTCGATCGGCGAACGCCGCTCTTGCCGCCGCCAGAACCGCTCCCGAAATCCGCGCCGCCTGCGAGACCGATTGGCGGGCCGTTCGCATCTTTGCCCAAGCTTGAACAGAAGAAAGGACTGCCATGTACCGCATAGATAGCATGTATGAACCGATGGTCGAGGCGCTGCTTGCAGCTCGTTCCGAAAACAGGGCTGATCGCTGGATGGCATGCGCCGCCTTCTGGCTCGGTCGGCAGCAGATCTACAATGTGCCAGATTTCTGGCTGGCGCTTGCCGCCAAAATCACCTCCGGACTAGGTGCGGCTGACAGGGACGCGATCCTTGATCAATTGAGCAACAAGGAAGCAACCCTAGTCAGCTCGGCCATGGAGTGGCCGGAGACGCCGGAAAGTCTTCTTTCCATCGTTGCCGGCTGGTCGCCAGAAGCGGAGCCGGTCGATCTTTACGCCTATGCTGCCTCCAAACGCTACGCTGTCGAAACGGGCGGCATCGTTATCGATGGTATGCGCATCATGACCGATCGGGCGAGCCAATCACTGATCACTGGAGCCTATAACTATGTGCAGGCAAATCCCGACGTAATGGTAAGGTTCAAGACGGTAAGCGGTTTTGTTGAACTGACGGCGACACAGATGACGGCGATCGCGAATGCAGTTGGTGCTCATGTTCAGGCGGCTTTTGCGGCCGAGGGTGAGGTGAACGCCCAAATCATCGCTGGCTCGATCTCCACCAAAGCGGCGATCGATGCTTTTGCTTGGCCGTCCAATGCCGCTATATCGCCCGGCATCTGATGGAATGCCCACATGCGCTCGTTAGGACGCGCAAGAGGCCATTCGCGCCGTCCTGAGGCAAGGTCGCGCCGATGCGATCGGTCGACGTTCGGCTAGCTTTCTGAGGCGTTAAACGACTATGTATGCAAGTATAGATCGATATCCAAGGCTCGATGGACCTGCCAGCCAGTACACCGGGTGAGCGATATAACCGGTAAGACGAAGGTACAGAAGCTGCCTCGGATTTAGGCGGCCTTTATGCTGGAGGCGATTGGGTTTCGTTACGAGAGCCAACTCTGCCTGGTGGTATCCTTGCCAGGCGTCTCATTCGTATTTTGCCATTCGAATTTATATTTTCGAGTTTGGAATGAAGCTTATGGATCACGAGAAATTCTTCTCGGCGGTGCGAGCGCCATTATTTGGCGGTCGGCTGTCAACAAATCAGGTCAATGGTATTGAGGCAATCCTGGATGCTTGGGTGGCAGAGCCTTTCGATCTCCGTTGGCTCGCTTACATGCTGGCGACAGTCTATCACGAGACGGACAAAGCCATGTGCGTAATTTCGGAAAATCTGAGCTATTCCGCAGCCGGCTTGCAGGCGACATTTCCGAAGTATTTCAATATGGAGCAGGCGGCTGCCTATTCTCGTCAGCCGAGACGGATTGCCAACCGTGCTTATGCTAATCGTTTGGGAAACGGCGATGAAGCAAGTGATGACGGCTGGCGCTACCGTGGCCGCGGTCTCGTGCAAATCACCGGGCGGGACAACTATGCCAAGTACGGCATCGTCGATGATCCGGATAGAGCTCTCGATCCTCGTAAAGCGATCGAAATCCTGTTCGACGGCATGATCAACGGCCGTTTCACCGGCAGGAAGCTTGCCGATTATTTTAGTGCTACGGGTTCAGATTGGATCGGTGCGCGCCGGATTATCAACGGCACGGATCGGGCAACCGACATTGCCGGCTTTGCCAAGAAATTCGCGGCGGCGATTGAGCGCGCTCGGTAGATTTATCCGAGGCCGGTTACAGACGCCTAGGTGTGTAGTCCCTAAGTGTGATGGTGCATCATTGATTCTGAGTCGTCAGGAAGAGGATGCATTATGGGAAGTGTTCTTCACGGCAGCGCCCGCACGACGCCGCGTCTTCGAGCCGAACTCCAAGCGTCGCAAGAAAGCACCCGGTCCCTTGCCGCCCGCTACGGCCTGAACCCAAAAACGGTGGCCAAATGGCGGGAGCGGACGACGACAGCCGATGCGCCGATGGGACCTAAGGCTCCGAAGAGCACAGTGCTGACACCGGCTGAGGAAGCCATGGTGGTGGCTTTCCGGCAGAAGACGCTATTGCCACTGGATGACGTACTGGGCTGCTTGAGGGATACCATCCCCAACCTCAGTCGCAGCGCGCTACACCGCTGCCTGCAACGCCATGGCATATCCCGGCTTCCGGTCGAGGAAACCAAGGAGCGACGTAAGCGGTTCAAAAGCTACGAGATCGGTTACGTCCACATCGACAGTTGCGAGTTTCGCCATGCCGATGGAAAGCCGGTCATGTTCCTCGCCATCGACCGGGTTTCGAAGTTCACCCATGTTGAGTTCCTCGACTGCGCTGGAAAAATGGAAGGCGCAGCTTTCCTCCAGAACGTAGTCGAGGCTTTTCCCTACAAGATCCATACCGTACTGACCGACAACGGCATGGCCTTCGCAGACCTACCCAAAAACCGCTCCGGTCCCAGCCGCCGCTTCCTCGGCCCACATATCTTCGACCGCGTCTGCATCGCCAACCGCATCGAGCATCGGCTGACCAAGCCCTATCATCCTTGGACCAACGGCCAGGCCGAGCGGATGAACCGCACCATCAAGGACGCCACCGTCAAAGTCTATCACTATGACGACCTGGAAAGCCTCAAAGCCCATGTCATGGCCTTCGTCACTGCTTACAATTTCGCCAAACATCTCAAGGCGCTACGATGGCGAACGCCATATCAGGCAATCTGTGACGCCTGGACAAAGGACCCGTCAATCTTCAAAATTAATCCGCACCAGCTCATTCCGGGACTACACACCTAGAGGCTGACGATACCGAGAGTATCGACTCTTCGCACATGCCTTTCACGGCAGCTCCAACCAATTCAAAGTTTGGTCGGCATCGTATCGGTGAGCCGCTCCAATCCATTCAAGAGGAAAACATATGCTCAATACGAATGCGTTCCATAATGTTCTGAACGTTTTGATAGCATTGTCTGCATCCATGATTGCGGTTCTTTTGGCGACAGGCTGCACGCAGCTTGCAGATGGAGCCTTGGAATGTTCGCAATCCTTTGTCGGTCCAGGCTTTGCCGCTGTCGCGGTCACGGCTTTGAGTACACTGAAAATCATCATCAATATCTTGCGTGATGGTATTGCGGGTTTGATAAAGCCACAGCCGCCTGTCGATAAATGAAATCATTTGCCTGCCGTATCCCTGATGAACAGGTGACGGCAAGCAATCGACTGTTCCAAAATTCTGATTGAGAAAAGCGATGACGTTACATGAATTTCTGGATGCTTTGGGCATCAAAGCCGGTGTCGTCATCGCTGGTCTTTCCGGCGGCATTTTACGTGGCCTCTCCAGGCGCCGATATACGACACGAGAGATCGTCGCATCGCCGATCTGCGGCGCACTTGCCGCCACCTATCTAACGGAGCCGACGCTTTTCTATCTGCGCGCTATCAACTGGCCTTTGCCACAGAAGGATGTCGCAGCCATGAATGCCACGGCTTTCGTCGTCGGCATATGCGCCATGTGGATCGCTGATCTGGTTTTTGACACTATTTCCAGATGGGTTAAGGGCGGCCGTGAAACGCCGTAG